ATGCTATACTATAATAGATTAGTATCGATAAAGGACGTTTAAATGAAATACAATAAAATAGTAACTGCGTTAATATCAGCAGGGATTATTGTCACTAGTGGACCAGTACTTGCTAATTGGACTGCTGAAGAAATCAAACAAAGACAAGAAGAAGCAGATCGAGCAGTAGCGGCTCATTTAAAATCTCTTGAAGACAGACGACAGGCACTGGTTCAAAAAAACAAAGAATTAATTGAACAAGAATATGGTCCTGTTAAAGCCAATCAAGTTGCTCCAGTAACAATAACCAAAGAACAAGTTGGTGCTACTGTAGACACTTCAACTGTTGGACAGACTGCTGAAGAAAAGGCCGCAGAAGAAGTTAGACTAGCACAAGAAGCGGCGGCTCAAAAAGAAGCAGAAAGACTGGCGGCGATAAAAGCAGAACAAGATAGATTGTTAGCAGAAGCATATGGTACGCCAACAGAAACACCTAAAACAGAAACAACTACTACCGAAACAGTAGCAGAAGAGACTCAAACACAAGAACCTGCTAAAGAAGAAACAGTAGCAGAAGAAACTCCTAGTGTAGAAGAAAAAACCACAGTGGTCGAAGAAACAGTTAAAGAAGATACTTCAATTGGCGTTCAATTAAACACTGCTCAATTTGAAGATAAAGAATATTTTGCTGACGGTATTAGTCCAGGGAAAACAAACGACAATGTGTTAGATGCTATTAATGCTTCATCAGCATGGGCAAGAGGTTATACCGGTGCTGGTAGTAAAATTCTTATTATTGACTCAGGTATTAATCTTAATCACAAAGAGTTTGAAGGTTCAATCACAGATACTAAATCATTTATTAGACGTAAAACAGATGTTATTGATAATGTAGGGCATGGTACTGCTATGGCGTCAATTGCGGCGGCCAATAGAGACGGAGAAGGCATAGTAGGTGTAGCACCAGATGCTGATTTAGCTATTGCTAAAATTACTGACAATACCAGATATGGGTTCAGTCAGGCCAGAGCGGCTATCAAGTGGGGTACTGAAATAGATGCTACTGTAGCTAACATGAGTGCCAATGGTAGTTACGCTAGTACTTATAAAAGAAACTGGTATCAAACAGAAGATGGTGCCTGGGCAAATAATCATGCTAGATACATCACAAACTTTTACACTGGTAGACGTTCTACTGGCTTCTACGGTGGAGAAAATCCAGCTCTTTGGGCCAGAGCACTAGGCGACAGTGAAATGGTTATTGTCAACTCAGCTGGTAACTCAGGATTAGCATTTCCAGAAAATCCAGCACCAATGGCTATTGCTACTAAAGATGATGGTACACTTTGGTTACGTGGGCAAATGTTGATTGTGGGTGCGTGGGATATTAATAAACAAGATATTGCTACATACTCAAATAAAGCAGGACATATCTGCCAAGGTAAAAACCTACAAGGTGGACAGTGTCTAGATGAATATCGCATATCTGACTTCTTTATTATGGCACCAGGTACTACATTTGAAGCACATAAATCAGGTGACTTATATAAGATAGGTACTGGTACATCTGAGGCGGCGGCGGTAGTATCGGGTGCTGTTGCTCTTGTACATCAACAATGGCCACATATGACAGGTTCTAACATTGTTAAACTGTTAACAACTACTGCTAACAAAGATATTAATAACTATGACAAAGAAAGACATGGTCAAGGCTTATTAGATCTAGAGGCGGCAACTAGACCATATGGTGTAGTTGGTATTCCGGTAGATGGTAGATACGGTGTTAAAGTTCCAATGAGTGGTGCTTATATGACTAACAGTGGTGGTGGTGAAGAGTTAGCGGCCGCATTAAGTTCAGTTATGGTAGCTGATGAATTTGGTCGTGAATACTATGTTGACTTATCAGCAACGGCTACTGCTAAAGCAAGACGAGCAGATTGGAATCCAATATCTAAGGCTAACTTTTATAGCAAAGGATTTAATCCATATCATAAATTAAATCAATATACTGGTAATGGTCAAGTTCAACTCAACGATGTTGATATGAAGTTATCATACAATGAATATAATTCAACTGGTATGTTTGAAATGGGACATACTACCGCATTTGGGTTTGATGATAAATCTAAATTAAGAGTTGGATTTGGTGCTCTTAATGAGCAAGATGGCTGGATGGGTAACATGATGTCAGGAATGATGGGTACTGTTGGTGGTAGTTATACTACATATACCAACTTTCAAGGTACACACAATCTAACTGATCAGTTTAGTGTATTTGGTAACTATTGGATGGGATATACACAAGTTGATCAAACTGAAAAAGGGTTAGTTACTGGTATTAGTGACACTGAAACTTACAGTTGGTCAGCAGGTCTTGATTATACACAAGGCAGTCATTCATTAGGATTTACTGTAAGTCAGCCAGTTTCAATTAGCAGAGGTACTATGAATGTTAGTGTACCAATTGGATTTGATAGTAATGGTACTGTAGTTAATCAAAATCACAAAGTTGACATGACATCAAAAGTACAAGAGTATGACTTTGGTACTTACTATAAATTTAACAGTTCCGAAGTTAGAATGGGCGATACCAAAGCAGATGTAAGTTTTACTGGATTTGCTGAACATCAAATGAACTACTTAAATCAAGAAGGTGTTGACAACAACGTTGCTGGATTTATGTTAGAAATGAGTTTTTAATTATGGACTTAAAAGAACTTTGTAAAAAATATTTTGAAACGTTCTCTGCTAAGGATCTTAATTCTCTAGCAGAGATGTTTGATGAAAACATTTATTTACGTGATTGGGAAACATCAGCCGCAGGTATTGACTTAGTATTACAGGCCAACCAACAAATATTTAATGCTGTTAAAACAATACAGGTCACCCCAATAAGCATGTATCAAGACGGTAATGTTGTTGCCTGTGAGCTAGATATTGAAATAAATGGTGTTGATAAAATATTAGTAGTTGATATAATTGAATTTAACGGTGATAAGATTGCTAGTGTAAAAGCGTATAGAGGATAATATGGATATTGATAAACGTTATGTAAGTTGGGTTCATATTGATGAATATGTAAACAAAATTTCATTTAGCATGTATCAGAATAATTGGAAACCTGATTATATTGTAGGTTTAACTAGAGGTGGATTAATACCAGCGGTGTTAATGAGTCATAAACTTGACATTCCAATGAAAGCATTAAAAGTTAGCCTTAGAGACCATGTTGATGATAATGATCACAGCTGGGCGATAGCAGAAGATGCCCAAGCTGGGGCTAATATACTAGTAATTGATGACATTAATGACACTGGGGCTACACTCAATTGGATCGTAAATGATTGGAAATTAGATAAAGTCAAGCATAATGTTAAGTTTGCTGTATTATTTGATAATCTTTCAAGTGGGTTTGGACAAGAAGTAGACTATTGTGCTACTGAGATCAACAAAGCAGAAAAAGATGAATGGATTGTTTTCCCGTGGGAAGTTTGACATACGACCTAAATACATGTATAATAAACTATTAATGAAAGGTATACATGGCAAAATTAAAAATTAGTGAAATATTTTATTCAGCACAGGGTGAAGGACGCTTTGTAGGCGTACCTTCAGTTTTCTTGCGTACATTTGGATGTAACTTTACCTGTGGTGGCTTTGGTATGCCTAGAGGCGAAATGTCAGCAGAGCGTGATGAGGTTAAGGTAGAGTTATTTAATAGATATGAAGATTTGCCTTTAGTTGACACAGGCTGTGATAGTTATGCTTCATGGGATCCAAGGTTCAAACATCTATCTCCCATGTTAGAAAATGAAGCAGTGATAGAAAGAATGTTAGAACTAACACCTAATCATAAGTGGGTACAAGACAACGGTAATGATGTACATTTGGTCATCACAGGTGGCGAACCTTTATTAGGTTGGCAACGCAGTTACAAAGATCTATTAGATCATCCTAGAATGCGTGATCTTAAAAACATTACATTTGAAACTAACGGCACACAAGAACTACATGAAGATTTTAAAGACTACTTGTTAGCATGGGCATTTGACAGAGGTGGTAACTATAAAAGTGATATCACGTTCTCAGTCAGTGCTAAACTATCAGCAAGTGGCGAAGCATGGGAAGATGCTATCAAGCCTGAGATTGTCGCAGAATATGAACGCTATGGTACAACCTATCTCAAGTTTGTAGTAGAAAAGCCCAGTGACTTTGACGAAGTGGATCGTGCTGTCAAAGCATATCGTGAAGCAGGGTTTGAAGGAGTTGTATACATCATGCCAGTAGGTGGTGTTGTTAAAGTATACGACGGTAATAAGTTTAGTGTAGCAGACGAGGCTATGCTACGTGGTTATAATTACAGTCCAAGATTACATGTTGATCTTTGGGGAAATAGTTGGGGGAAATAAATGGCAGAAAAGAAAAACATGTGGAGTAAACTAAAAGATACTTTCAAAAAGGATGAAGCACCTAAGACTAAAAGTAAAAAACTCAGCCCAAAAGAACAGGCAACTAAAGATGGTGAACCATACGTAGAAGTACTGAGTATGGAGATTGATCATAATGATCCTAATAATGGTGCGTTTGAATTAGATTGGAATGATAAGTTCGTTGCTAATCTTATACGTGCTGGATATCAAGGTAAGACAGATGCTGATATTGTAGATAATTGGTTCAAAGCAGTGTGTCAAAATGTTGTTATGGAGAACTGGGAGCAGGATCAAGCAGATCCGACTAAAAGAACACAAACAAAAGACCTTGGAGATGGTAGATCGGAGAAGTCGTGAGTAAACTACTCTATGTAAATGGAGATAGCCACTCAGCAGGTGCTGAAATAATTAATGACTATTGCTTTGCTGAAGACGATAATAATTATAAAGATTGGGGTAGAGTACCTCATCCAGAAAACATTCCATTTAGTTATGGTTATTTACTTAACAGAGATCTTGGACTAAAGTTAAAGTTAGACGCAGAAAGTGCCAGTAGCAATGACAGAATCATAAGAACTACTAATCAGTATCTAACACATCATAGAGAGTATATTAGTGCTGTAGTAATCGGTTGGGCTACTTGGGAAAGAGAAGAGTTTTACTGGAATAAAACATACTACCAATTTACAGCAGGTATGATACCCGATCCTCAATGGCCTGGTGAAGTACAAGAACACTATAAAGATTGGGTACTTGGAGCAGACAGTGAAGTTAGTAAAGAATACTGGCACGAAGAAATATATAAATTACACTGTTTACTAGAACAATTTAGAATACCTCATATATTTTTTAATACGTTTACACACTTTGGTGGTCTTAAAGAACTTGATTGGAATGACAGTTATATTGAACCTTACGATCCAATGGGAACATATTATCACAGTCTAATCAACAACGGATTTAAACCAAAAAATAATGGGTATCATTTTGGAATGGATGCTCATCAATATTGGGCAAATTATATTAAACCTAAATTAGAAAGCAAGTTATCATGAGATACTTATTAGTAGACACAGCAAATACATTCTTTAGAGCCAGACATTCAGCATACCGAGCGGCAGACTCAGAAGAAAAGGTAGCGTTTGCTATTCATGTTACTCTAGGCAGTATCAATAAGGCATGGAGAGATCAAGAAGCCAATCATGTTGTATTCTGTTTAGAAGGACGTAGTTGGCGTAAAGACTATTACGAGCCTTATAAGAAAAATAGATCAGTTGCTAGACAGGCGTTAAGTGAAAGCGAAGCAGAAGAGGATCGTTTATTTTGGGAAGCCTTTGATGAACTACATGGCTTTCTTAAGAATAAAACTAACTGTACGGTTTTACAACATCCTGAACTTGAAGCAGATGATTTGATAGCAGGTTGGATACAGAGTCATCCTAAGGATCAACATACTATCGTATCAAGTGACACTGACTTTTATCAACTACTAGCGGAAAATGTAAAACAGTATAATGGTATCAGTGATGAACTACATACTCTCAATGGTATCTTTGATAAAAAAGGTGAACGTGTTATAGACAAGAAAACTAAAGAACCTAAACAAATACCAGATCCAGAATATATCCTATTTAAAAAATGTATGCGTGGTGATCCTACGGATAATATTTTTTCAGCCTTTCCAGGTGTGCGTGAAAAAGGTAGCAAAAATAAGGTTGGACTGTTAGAAGCCTTTGAAGATAAGAAAAGAAAAGGTTATAATTGGAACAACCTTATGCTACAACGCTGGGTAGATCATAATGAAGTTGAACATCGTGTGTTAGATGACTATGA